GGTATTATAAATCCCATACAGATCACCTAACACCCAAGGAGGACATCTGCTATCGCAGGATACTAGATCACTATTACCTCCACGAAAGCACGATTCCTAATGACATTCCAGCGGTCGCTCGTTACATAAAAATGCGCGACTCTGAGGAGGTTATTAAATCTATTCTGGCTGAGTTTTTTCAGCTTCGTGGGGAGTATTGGCATTCAAACAGGGCAGATAAGGAGATTGCAGCCTATGCGTCCAAGTCAGAAAAGGCAAAGAAATCAATAGCTTACAGGTGGGCTAATACGAACGTATTACGAACGAATAACGAACGTAATACTAGTGCGGAATACGAACGTAATACTAGCCTTGTATACGAAGGTAATACTACCAATACCAATACCAATACCAATACCAATATAGTTAAGGCGAAAACAACTCGCAAAAAGTTCGTGAAGCCAGAACCTCAAGAGGTCACTGACTACGCTAAGTCTATTGGGTTTGAATTGGATGGAGAACACTTCGTGGCTTACTACCAGACACGAGGATGGAAGGTCGGGAAGGACTTGATGGTGGACTGGAAGTCTGCGGTCGTAACTTGGAAGCGCAACAACAAAGACTCAGTCCCCACGATTGATTTTGTGAAGGAGGTCTAAGTGCAGATACCTCACGGAGTGGATTTCAACAAGTACATCAAGATTATCGGTGAGATGGAGGCTCAAGAAATTTGGTCAGCAGGACACTGGAAGCAGGAATTGATCGAACGAAGCTACGGAGAAACGATTACCGGGGATTGCCTACCCTGGGCTAAGACCTTCCCGCTCTTTCGCCTACGACCGGGTGAATTGACCCTCTGGGGGGGCATGAACGGACATAGGAAGTCCATGCTGGTAGGCCAGGTGATGCTTAACCTTCTTGAAGATCACAAGGTAGCCATTGCCTCGCTCGAAATGAAGCCTACAGAAACCCTATGGAGAATGTGCCTACAGGCAGCAGGCACTGGCAATCCTTCCAGGCAATTTGTTGAAAGGTTTTCAGACTACACAGACAGGAATCTTTTAATCTACGACCAACTGGATACGGTTAAGTCAGACAAGATATTAGGTTTCGTTCACTACTGTGCCAGCGTGATGAAGTGTACACACATAGTCATCGACTCCCTCACGAAATGCGGTTTAGGAACAGCGGACAGGGATAAGGAAGCGGACTTCATAGACCGCCTCCAATGGGCCGCCAAGAGCTTGAACTGCCATATCCATCTGGTATGTCACGTTCGCAAGCCAGAGAGCCGTGGAGAGGACTACAGGCCCAACAAGTTCGATGTTCGTGGGGCAGGCCAGCTCGTAGACCTGTGCGACAACCTGGTGATCGTGTGGAAGGACAAGAAGCGGGAGTCTATGAAGGGCGTAAACCTCGACATGAAGAATCAGGAATACTTCGATAAGCACACAGATCAGGTTCTAATAATCGAGAAGCAAAGACACGGGTCATGGGAAGGTAATGTAAACCTGTACTTCCACGCAGCTAGTCTTCAGTTTACCTCGGAGGAAAATCGAGTAAAGAACCTGGATGAGGTCATAAAAAGAAACGCTTGACCCTCATCTTTGACTGGTCTATATTGTATTTCTACAACAAAGGGGATAGTTATGAAAGTTATTGAGGATTGGATCGACCGCAAGCTGACCTCTCTGGTGGCAAGGGATGACGGTTATATCATCCTGACAGACGAAGATGTATCAGAGCTGGCGCAGGCACTAGGACTGTCACAGAAGCCTGTAAACACCTTCATGGAGGAGGCAATTAAGGACTACGTTTATTACTTAACTGACATGCACAAGGATTACTTTCAAGAAAAGCTGGAAGCATTTGGGAAGGAATACGAAGAACAAGAAAAAATGACATTCAATGTGGAGAGCGAGCTATGTCAATGAAAGATATCCAGGCAGAACTGAAGGCCCCAAAGGGCCAGTACAACTCATTCGGGAAGTACAAATACCGCAGTTGTGAGGACATCGTGGAGGCTGCAAAGCCAGTCCTGTTCAAGCACGGATGTCACCTAAACCTGAGTGACGAGATGGTTCAGGTAGGAGACAGGATTTACGTCAAGGCAATAGCCACAGTCCTTAAGGCCGATGTAGTTATCGGAACCTCCAGTGCTTTTGCCAGAGAGTCCTTCGACAAGAAAGGAATGGATGATTCTCAGATCACCGGAACAGCATCAAGCTACGCTCGTAAATACGCCCTTAACGGCCTGTTTGCGATAGATGATACCAAGGATGCCGACACCAACGAGCACAAGCAGCAGGAGGCCCTTCCGCCCCCAACGGCAGCTCATATCAAGGCATTCGGCAATGTGAATACCTTGGAGGAGCTGAAGGCTGTCTGGGAAGGATTGAGCAAGGAAGAGCGTGAGATATGTGCAGGCATTAAAGAGCTTGCGAAGGTTGGTCTACGATGAGAATTATTGAATGCGAACAGGGTACTCCTGAGTGGCTACAGGCAAGACTGGGTGTTCCTAGTGCCAGCTCCTACGCCAAACTGGTAACCACTACAGGCAAGTCCTCCGCCCAGGCAGAGGCTTATATCAATCAGCTAGTCGCTGAGAGGATCACGGGAGAAACTACGGTCTTCCATTTCACAGAACCAATGGCAAGGGGTGTAGAGCTAGAGCCAGAGGCAAGGTTCCGCTATGAGATGGAAACAGGGAATCTTGTGCATCAAGTGGGGTTCCTGATGCACGATACCCTTCAGGCAGGTGCTAGTCCTGATGGCTTGGTGGGAGAGAGCGGTGGTCTTGAGATCAAGTGTCCATCTCCGGCCACTCACGTTGAGTATCTTAGAGACGGTAATCTCCCTAGTAAATATATCCAACAAGTACAAGGATGCTTGTGGATATCAGGAAGGGATTGGTGGGACTTCATGTCCTACCACCCCAAGATGGAACCTCTAATCGTCAGAGTCTTCAGAGACGAGGAGTTTATTAAGGCGCTTGAGTGTGCCGTGATTGACGCAGTAAAAGTAATCGAACTATTAACAATTAAATTCAGGAGCAACACATGAGCAAGATAGGGGTTTCAGTAAAGATTGATGTCACGAAGATCGACAAGGCTCTGTTATACAAGAGCGAAAAGGGTGCATACCTTAATGCCACCGTGTTCATTGATATTGATTCGCCAGACAAGTACGGCAATCACGGCATGGTCACCCAGGATATTTCTAAGGAAGCAAAAGATGCTGGAGAGAAAGGCCCGATACTGGGAAATGTTAAGATATTTTGGAAAGATGGTGGTCAGGCCGCTCAAAAGCCCTCCAAGCCAACAGCAAAGGGAGCAGACTTCGATGACGGGGACATTCCCTTTTAAATAACCATTCTAAGTTAGTCGTTTGTATGCTACGTTTGGTTAGTTGATAAAAATACGAGGCGTACAAATGACTAAGCAGTGCTTTAAGTGCATGAAAGAAAAGGATGTAGAGGATTTTTACAAGCACAAACTAATGGCGGATGGACTACTTGGGAAGTGCAAGGAATGCACAAGGGCGGATGTGGCCGCCAATAGGCTAAAGAACATAGACAGGATTCGCGAGTATGACAGGGCCAGGGGTGCGCGACCGCCAGCAGGGTACACAAAAGAATTCAGGGAAAGGTTCCCCAGAAAATACAAGGCCCACACAATGGTTGGCAACGCGATTAGGGACGGGAAGCTGCACAGAGAGAGCTGCGTTATTTGCTCTTCTGATTTTGCTGTTCACGCTCATCACGATGACTACTTGAAGCCGCTTAATGTCCGGTGGCTATGCGCAGTCTGCCATTCTGATTGGCATAAAAAGAACGGAGAAGGATTAAATCCATGATCAACACATTTCACAGAATTTTTGGAGAATTTAAATCCATGACCATTACACCTAATAACCATTCTAGTCTTCCGCATTTCGGCAAGTGCGTGAAGAGGATACACGCAGAGAAAGGTATCTCTCAGCGCGAGGTTGCACAGAAAATAGGGATGGATTCAGGCAACTATAACAGGTTGCTTAACCGTCCCAGCATGAGCGCCTCTACACTGTGGAGTATCTGCCAAGCCCTTGATGTTTCATTCGGAGATATTGCCAATGAGTGATTACAAGTTCTGGAAAGAAGCCAAGCCTATCGAAGGAACGATTTTTGATAAAGGATTTATCATGTCGATTATGAATCGAGAAAGAGCTAGGCTTGCCCGCAGAATTAGAATCATGGAAGCAAAGCTGGGTAGACCGCACAGACATCTCCCAGAATGTGGATGCGTTCAATATGTCTAAGTGGCAAAAAACAATAAAAAAATTCCCAAAAGAAGGGGATATAGTATTTGTTGCTTTGAAGCCAGCAGGCTCACGCGATGACCAACCAGTGAGCTTTGGAGTAATAATGTTCAAGAATGGGAAATTTGGTAACGGGTCTTGGACGCATTGGATGCACCCGCCAAGAGTTCCTGTTCCACGGGCAGAAAAACAAGTGAGCTAGTTTAATTATAACCGGGAGAAGCATGGTTATTCGGAGGAGTAATGGGTGAGTCTTGGGTAGCTAAGGATGAGCATACACGGCAGAAGTTTCTTGAGTTTGCCAAAGAGTACATGGAAGAACACCGGCTTGTAGTGTGGACATGGAAGGGGGAGACTAGAACAGGAAAGCAAAATGCATCACTCCATGTTTACCTGCGGGCTGTATCCCAGACTTTGAATGACGCAGGGATATCCGTGGATAAGTTCTTTAAGTCAGGATACGAAGTCCCTTTCAACGAGGTAACAGTGAAAGAGGAAATCTGGCACAAGATGCAAGTAGCCGTCACCGGCAAGGAACACTCTTCAGACTTGACCCCAGGCGAGATGGTCGAAGTATTCGATAGACTTAATGCGGTACTTGCAGATAAGGGCATTCACGTTCCTTGGCCCAGCAAATGAGAGGTGATATGAAAGAAATAAAATTAAATTATGAACCTAGCAGCGAGGCAGTCAGTGTTTTCCGCATCCACGGTGCCTCTCGTCCTTCCTCAAGGATTCCTTTGTTAATTGAAAAGAGAAGGAGGATGACTGACCAAGAGGATATTGCTCGCTGCGATAGAACTTTAAGGGCGCTGAGAACTGACAGTTTCTTTTAATCTATTCCCGCCTCTGACCCTTTACGGTCGTAATTGGGTGAGCAGACAGGGGCGGGTACTAATAAGAGATGGGAATCAATGATGATCCACTACCACGGCACACCTATAGGCGGAACTCTTACAGACAAGGCTCGCTTCCTTTCTGGACGTCATGCGCTTGTGCCTTTCCCGCGCCAAGACGACATGGGAGTTGTCGCTGACGTTTGCCAGAGTTTTGTTTTCGATAACGGGGCATTTTCGGCATGGAAGCGAGGAATGGTGATGGACGTTGCGGGTTATATCGAGTGGGTCGAGAGGTGGCACAAGCATCCAGGCTTTGACTGGGCGCTAATACCGGACGTAATTGATGGGGACGAAAAGGCAAACGACGATCTGCTTGCCTTGTGGCCGCGCCACCTCCACGGGGTTCCAGTGTGGCATATGCACGAATCTCTGGAACGTCTGCGCCAGCTCTGCTCTGAATGGACGATGGTTGCCCTTGGTAGCAGCGGGCAGTGGCCGAATCCGGGCACAGATTCGTGGTGGACGCGGATGGGCGCGGCAATGGATTTCATCTGCGATGCGGGAAGACCGCCTTGCAAGCTCCACGGGCTGCGAATGCTTGACCCTGCCATCTTCTCAAGGCTTCCACTATCAAGCGCCGACAGCACCAACGCTGCGGTTAATTGCGGCAGCATCACTCGATTCGGCACATACATTCCGCCGACAGCAGGACAGCGGGCAGAGGTGATCGCGCAACGGATTGAGGCGCATAACAGTTCAGCAATTTGGATTAAGTCTGCACAAATTGAAATTATAGGACTGACATGAAGAAGAAAACTATATCCCAAGTAGTAGAAGCCTGTGCTGTAGCCCTACAGAAGGTCGTAAGGATGAAGGCTGCAATAGCTGAGAACCTTGATGGATATGTAACCTGTGTCTCTTGTGGGGTTAAGAAGCACTGGAAAGAACTAGACGCAGGGCATTACTTCTCTCGTGGGGATAAGTCAGTCAAGTTAATGGAGGAGAACATCCACCCCCAGTGCAAGGGATGCAATATCAGGATGTCTCACGGGGATACCAAGGTTGTCTCTGCTTATAGAAGGCACATGGTGGAGATGTACGGAGAGGACTTTTTAGATTACTTGGAGGCACTGGCCCGCAAGCCAGCTAAGTTCGACAGGGCAGAGATAGAGGCTTTAACCAAGACCTTAAAGGCTCAGATAAAACAATATCAATCACAACTACAGTAAACAAAACTCATAAAAGGGGAACATGATGACTCAGAACGATCAGATACTTAGATACCTGGAGGCTGGAAATACCCTAACTCCTATGGACGCATTGAGATTGTTCGGGAGTTTTAGACTTAGCGCCAGGATATTTGAGCTGAGACAGAAAGGCCATAAGATTGGTAAGGTTATTCTAAGAACGAACGACACAAACTATGCCTGTTACTATATGGAGACAGATAAGCTTTCCTTAGCTAAAAGAGTTGGCCTTTAATTCTGTGCGAAATAAATAGAATAAGCCCCGTTATGGGGCTTTTCTTTATTGCTGCCTATCAAAAGCCTCTTTTAAAGATTTGAAGGCAGAGAAGTTCCTAGACCGAAGCTGCCCTAGGTCACCGCTAGCCTCAAGCCTTCTATATGCAGCGGCCTTTGCTCGGTCGTTCCCAATTCTAGCTATTGTGTCCTGCTCAGAGAGCGTGAACTGTTGCTGATCCTGCCTGACGTTTTCCCTTCCAGCTACGCTGGAAATCTGCTCTGTCGGTAGCCTTTCAACTAGGTTTCTCATCCCTGCCTGCACAGCAGTCTGCCCAGCCAATGCTCTTTGGAACCCAGGAGTGGCCGCTACCGCCCCAGCCCCAAGGTATGCGACCAGACCTGGAAGCCCTCCTGCCGCCCCTGTTGCGCCCATAAGCACTAGATTCGTAAGCGTTGTGTCGGAAAAGTTCTCCGGCAGCGCCTTGTTTATAGAGTCCAGCCTCCCGCTCATGTCCGCAAGCGCCCGCTGCCTGCTTAACAGATCGGCAGTTGCGGCGGCACCCTCCTGAGTAATGCCGGATACCTGCCTCTCCAAATTTGCCCGCATCTCGGCCTGCACGGATCGAGACTCCCTATCAATAAGGGCTTTTCTTGATGCCACTGCCTGCTTCTGCCTGATGTTTTGGTGGGCCGTTATCTGCTTAATGATATCATCCCGCCTAGTCTGCAAAAGACCCAGAGTGTCGGCCTCATTTTGAAGTATCGCCTGCCCCCCAGAAAGTTTTCTAGGGTTTACAGTCCTTGTGGCGGCAAGCCACTGGCTTGGGGTAAATGCACCCCTATTGCCAGCAACTACGCTTGCAGCCCCGACAGCCCTCTCCAGTATCATCTTGGAGTTCCAGGCTGCGTTATCTGCGTCAAATAATTTGACTTCATCTCCAGATAGCTGCTCTCTTATTTTCTGGTTTACCGACTCCAGAACGTGCTTAATAACGTATCCTCTTTGTGCAGCCTCCCCGCCCTGCTCCATCAGGCTCCCTAGCATAGAGCCTAGCGTACTTCTCATTTCACTAAGCTGAGACCCGGAGATTTTTCCATCCTTGACGACAGCGGCCAAGTACTCCTGCACAAGGGTTGCCGCCTTTCCTGTATCTCCACCAAACTGCAAAATAAGCTCTTCAGCATTTCCCGATATGCCCTTTTTGATCTCATCCATGAACTCTGATGGGTCAATGGAGAATATGCGCTGAGAGCCGTCTGCTGTAACGTCAAGGTACTTGTAGCCATATTTTTCAAATGCGTCCCGCGATGCCGAAAGGGCTTCCTGCATTGTCCTGCTAGATGTTATGACGCTCTGCGCCTCCTCGGCAGGCATGGAGGATGGGAGGCTTAACTCTACCGCCCTATTGCGGAATATCCTCTCGCGCATATTTACGGCGTCATCAATCCTAGTCGCCCTCGCTCCATTGATGGAGACAATTCTAGCGGTCTCCTCCTCAAACTTACTGGCGGCATCTTCTGTGATTCCAGCAACCTTTCCTTCCGCCACGCTCTTTAGCTCCTTCCTCGCAGCGGCAACCTGTTGCTGAAGGCTCCTCTCAACGGATGACATTGACCCAAGGTTCTTGAGTGCGGCAGACTGCTCCTGTATGTTCCTTGCCAGCGGGACTCGCCATCTATTTACCTGCTGCTCTAATAGGTTTGCGCCGAAGAATGTCTTCCCTAGTATGTTGGTGTATACCCTAGAGAGCGTACTGCCTGGGGCCGCTACCGGGATGGGCTTGAAGTCAGCACCAGTTCCAAGCTCCTCTGCCACCCTCCTCTTTGAGGCTCCTCTAAAGGCTGCGCCTCCGGCAGACAGTGCCGCGCCAAACATGAGATTGGTCGTCATGCCATCAATTGCCGCCTGCCCCAAATCCTCTCCTTGCTGCGCGTAACCAACTCCAGAAACCGCTCCCTCGGCGGCGATGACAGTTGCCCCGGCAACCAACGGGGTAGCCCTTCCAAAGTTAAGCGTACTTGGTATCATGGGCGCTACAACAGGGGCGACCACCCCAAAGCCTTTGGTCAGTGCGCTTTTAATGGCTCCTCCGCTAGGTATGCTGCCCGCTACATTGAAACCGATAGCGGCAGCGGGGTTCCTTTCTTCATACTGCGCCCTAGTCTGCTCAAGACCGTTAATAGTCTCCGTGTATATCTCCCGGTAGGGTCTTGGGTCTTGTCGTATCGTCTTGTTTATAGCCCCCCTGATGGCCCCCACTGCCTCGTCAGCAAAGCCCCATGTAAATCCGTCAATAAGCATTCTCCCGACCATAACGGGATCATCAGCCCACCCCTCTTGGGCTATCTGGTCTCCCTCAAGAAGAGGGATTAATCCGCTGGGCGCTGGAGTCTCTGTAGGCCTTCCGTTAAGGAAGGCCAATTCTTCTGCGGTAGCTTTTCTTGATTCGGGGGGCATTTGTAGTATCCTGTTTCTGCGTTAGTTAATCTTGAATGCGCCTGCGCCGCCAGAGGGGATGTTAAGATTATATGTACCTTGCCGTCTAGGCTGTGCAACCTGCTCTTCTTGCTGTCCTGGCTGCGCCAGCCCTTGATCGATACGCATTATCCTCCATGAGGTGTCGTCATTCGGGTCGGTCTTTACCGCAAACGTCCCGTTACCCATATCTGCAAAAGACCCATTGTATGCTGGATTCGCAAAGTCGATTTCTGGCATGACGCCCATCTCGGCCTTCAGGAAGTTGGCGTAGTGTGTCTGGACGTCCACAATAGCCTGCCGAAGCTGCTCTGGAGTCTGCGTTGTTTCAAGGCTTGCAAGTGTAGACCCTAGCAACTGGAGTTCTATATTTGATACGGCTCCCAGACCGCTAGCGCCCATCGGAGATGATGCTTTCATTTCCTGAAGCTCCCCAAATGCCACATTTGCTTTCAGAGTTGCAAGAGCTGCGACCAAGTCCTTGTTTGGCTGAAGTGCTAACTGCCCAAGACCGCCTAGGCTCTCAAGTGCAGAAACCCCTACCCCAGATGTAAAGAACCCAAAGTTCTCATCTATGATGGCCAGGGCTTTTGATGCTGCGGTATTGATTACTTCTTGCCCTTGGAATAGTCCTGCAATTGCGGCTTTATTTTCTACTTCAACTTCGCTAGCCGCAGTCCTTGTCGCTGACGGATTTCTCTCCAGCAGTCTGATGGCCTCGTTTCTTGCTGTAGCCGTTGTTGCCGCCTCCATTGCCCCAAAATAGTTGCTGACAGACTCTGGCGTAAAGTCCTTGATGAGGGTTGTAAAGTTCTCTTGAGATAGCTTTTCGTCTTCCGTCTTTGGGGACGAGAGGAATGCTTCGGTTTCTGTATTGAACACAGAGCCGCCACCAACATTCAGCCAAGGGCTTTCCCCTTCTGGGTACAACCTGCCTAGGAGCTTTGATGGGTCTTCGTCATAGCTCCCAAGGTTGGCTGCGGCTGAGTATGCGGTCTTTTCTTGCGGCGACAGATTGCTGGAATTTACTGCCGAAACAAGACCGGCTCTTGCCTCAGTTCGTGCGGTAGCATCTGCAATGCGAGCCTGCTCGATGGCGGCAGCTCTCCCCTCTGCGGTCTCTGCTCTCCTGCCTGCGGCTGCATTAATTTCAAGGTTCTGTTGAGCGCCCTTTGTTTCCAGATCAATGAGCTTCGACTTCTGTTGCTCCTCAAGAGCCATTGCAGCAAGCTGTGCGCCTTGCGCTCCTAGACCCATCTGCTGAAGCATTTGAGTGGTTTGAGATACACTTGCAGGGTCTTGGGGATTGAATCGACTGAGCGCATCCTGGAGCTTCTCAGAGGTAGATCGAACATCTCTACCCAAGAGGCCGCCCACTCCTCTTTGAAGTGCCTCAGTTCGACGGCCCTGTAGTTCAGCCATAGTCCCCACTAAAGGGGCTGCTGCTGTAGCCAAGCCTGTCAGCCCAGCCACTGCGTTCTGGCTTCTTGCAAAGCCCTCTGCCATCTGTCTTTGTTGCTTCTGTTCAGGAGACTCAAGAATGTCTTGAAACAGAGAGGTGATATTTATAGCCATATTAGTGTCCTATAGTCTCTGTTAGTTTCGTGGGCCAAACAGTTCAGCGAGTGTATACGGAATACTGAATGTGTTTTGATTAGTCTTTGTGCCTCCAGTTTGCCCTGCGGTCTTGCCCTGTTCTGCTGCAAGAAGATCAAACAACCCCTGAAGCTGCTGCTGTCGCTGGGCATTAATCAAAGACTCAAGGTTGGTCTGAGTAGTAAGACCCTGTATGCCAAGGTTTGACACAGCCTCTGCACCACCTGCCTGAAGGGCTGACCCGATTCGTGAGAGATCAACAGAAGGACTCAAAGCATTAAGTAATCCAGCCTGTGGAGTATAAGCACTCTGGAGGAGGTTAGGGATAGCCTGAGTAGCCCCAAGGTTTTCTCGCAACATCTGATCCAAGGCTGTTGCTCTTTGGGTGGACAGTTGAGACTGCTCTGCTCTTGCCTGCTCCATTGCACTAACAGCGGATGCTGCCTGCTGTTCTGCAATAGCCTTCTCTAGGGCTAGGGCTTCTGGAGTCCCTCCGAACATAGATGTTCTTACACCCAGTCTGCCTTGGTTTGCCAGTCTCTGCTCAAGCTGAAGTCTTGCACGTTCCTGCTCTGGAGCCTGCATGGCATTAAGTCTGCCGTAAATGTCAGCCTCTCTAGTCTGTTGATCCTGGGCGTTTCCAGTCAACAAATCCATGAGAGTCTGCTGGCGACCGTATCCAATACTGCCCGCAAGCTCTCCGGTAACACCTAATAGTTGTTTCTGAAGAGCCTGTTCTTGAGGAGTAAGGTTTAGATTCAGTCCTCCTGAAGTATCAGCAGCAGCAGTAGCACCAGTCCCAGAAGTTACAGTGAATGGTTTGAACTGCATTCCCTGTTGAACCGAGCTAATCAGACCTTGAGGAAAAGCCCCTGCAAGAGTCGGACTACCTGTAAGCCCTTGCATTAGCCCAGTCTGGGTATTCCTGATATCAGAGATTCCCTTTTCTGTAGCTACGGCCCCGCCAATACCAGCGAGTAAATTACCGTACTGATTAGTAAATCCACCCAGTGCTTGCTGCAATTCTGCCAATGTCATGTTTCTCTCCCACTAAATAATTTTGCCTACAAGCGCCTGAATGTTAAGTTCCTGAATGGCAATTGAGTTGCCATCTATCGTTGTTTCCAATCCAACTGACACCGCAGTTCCTTGCCCGTTAGCATTTACTTTCTCACGGTTAATCAGGGTAATAGAGGTGGAATACTCCGCCCCTTCGTTGTACTCCGACTCTCCGTACTGAGCCACGCTAGTAGCGGGAAGTGTATAAGATCGCTTCTTGTAAGCAGTGGCGTAGTCATAGGCCCAGCTCAAGGTTACAAGTGCGTCTGCCCCATTGAATGTCGTGACATTAATCTTCTTTAGAAACTTGAGAGTAGAAGAGTTGCCAAAGGTTAATGGGTGGCTGGAGTAAGTCAAAACATAGGTAGCCGTATCATCATTAAACCCAGAGTATGTCGAGATACCGATTGAGGTTCCTATGTAAAGAGTGTCATCTATAAGGTTCGTAAAACATAACGCCCCCATTGATGTCCATGTAGTAACCCTGTAACTGCCATCCTCAAGCTGTCTCTTGGTATCAAAGACGTAACTAATGTCCTGATTAGGAAACAGGGTAATAACAAATGCTTCAGTAGGAGAGTAATGAACCTGAATATTCCCAGTTTCATTTGAAATAATTAGCTTGATGTCTTCATCTACGTTTTTTGAGATATCCCCAAGCGGGGCAGACTTCTCCTGGATAGTCCTGGAGAGGCTTCTAAGCCCTGACTTATCCAAGAACACCAAGTCTTTACCAGTAGATGTCACTGCGTCTCTACTAACGCAGCCAATACCCAATATGGTGTCATGAAGGGTCATTGTAGAAGGGTCACTAGCTCCCTCATATATTACGATTGACTCCTTGCCAAAGATAATCAGAAATCCGTTATGTGCCGCAAGGGCTACGATCTCATCATATCCGTTAGGCCAGACCTTGGTGATATCAATAGAACCTGAGCTACCTCCAGACCACTTAACACCCTGAAGAAGGTCAGACCAGAAAATCGTAGACTTGTTAGTAGTCGTATCGGCAACCCAAAGTCTTCCGAATGCAGCTAGTGCTTCGTTTCCATGAGGGGCGGTGCCACTGTGTCCAGGGTGCGCCGTGATAACAGAAATCGGGGCCGTAGCAGTAGAATACACCAGTGGAACATACCCTCTTTGGAACAGGTAGATATGTTCATCAAGGGTGACCATCTTCCAGTTGTCTGCGGTAATCGTATAAGCAGCAGGGGTGACATTAACAAGGGTTGTGGTCCCGGTGAATATCTTGTTATTACCCGCAGAAAAGATAAGCGTTGCCCCTGAGTCATCACGGAACTGCTTGATAGATTTAATCCCGGCAGAACTACCCAGAACTGCGGGGCCATTAGTCGTAAGAGCCTTAGCCCCCTTTCGTGCAGCCACCCTTCCCTGCTTGTCTATGACACAGTTATCGGCAATAGCACAAAAGCTAGGGTCTTGGGACAAAGGCGCATCTTGGGTGTTGATGCCCGCAAACCCAGGGGCCGTAATCGTTATGTTCTGAATCTGCTGTGCCATAGGATTCCTAGACGACTACATATGCGGTTTCAGTTGGAAAGTAGTTAGCATCAATAGCAATGTAATCCGAAAGAACCCTGTCGGCGTATACCATCTGCTCCTGCGCTGACTGTCCTCCGCTCTCTCCCCGCTCTCTTAATGCCATAGCGTAAGCCAATTGTACCACTGGGTTATAGGGGATCAGCAGGACATCCGCATTTGCACTAAGATCATCTTGAGGGTATACCCCGTCAACCCTAAGTGCATACACAGCATCAGGCTGTGGGTAGAGTTTAATCTTTATATCCCCATTACCGTCAATCCCAATCCTAGTAAAGTTGGTAGGTGAACCGCTTAACACTTGGCTTCTGTAATAGGCTTGGTTAAAGAAGTTCATATCCCTAAACGTAATGTTTAAATTGGATGTGTCATTAACAATGGCATTAATGATGGGATGGCTTCCACTTCCAGTCACTGAGTATTCGCTTGTGCCTGGGGTTGTATTGATTAGCTTGGTAGATCGAAGGGCTGACCATGAATGGGCGTTCTCGATCTGAGACTTAGCGTCATTGACAAAAGCTCCAATCAAAGAGGAGTAGTCATCAAACTCTACTGTATCTACTACATCCTCGCGCAGTCTTTTAAGGACTGCATTTACAATCTGCAAATAGGTCATGCTCTTGTCCTCATTACCAAATCAAATAGTCCGCTGACCTTGTTCTCTGCTTCAAATAACTCTGGCTTAAATAATTGTGATGCAATAGGGGTGGAGTTAACAAGACTTGTAAGCAGCCCAGACTTTCCATCCTTCCCATCTTTTCCATCCTTTCCGTCACCGCCATCTTTTCCGGGAGTTCCAGGCACCCCAGGAGTAGTAGGGGTTACGCTGGGCGTGACAGTAGGCGTGACAGTAGGGGTGACCGTAGTAGTAATGGTGGGCGTAATGGTGGGCGTAATTGTGGGCGTAACAGCAGTCCCACTGCCGGCAGCATTATAATCGCCAATGGCTTTTTCAATATCGCCAATTGCAACGCCAGATTCCTTAGCAACATCTTCGGAAGTCTTATTAAGAATCTTCATTAAATCAAGAACACCCTTAGCACCATCCCTCTGGAAGATGTCAGCCCATTGAGTAGGTGTTGCCTGAGTGTTTTCGGTGGTCTTTTGCCCCCACTCACCGAACTTGCCCTGCATTTCAGTTGAGCTGAGAACCTGCCCGTCTTTGTAATCTCCGGTTGTCGGCTTAATTGTCTCGATACCACCAACCTGCCTGAACAATCCAGCGCCTGAGTCATAGACCCATTCACCCACGGCTGCTGACGACCCAGAAGGCGACCCAGTTGACGACCCAGTTGTGGAAGCAGTAGGAGTCCCTGCTCCGCCGCCACCAGCACTGGAGGTATTGGGCATGGGGACATTAACCAAAGGAGGAGTGGTCTTAATAGGACTTCCGTTACTACCAAGAAGCCAATAGCCTTCTGTTGCTACATCTCTTAGGAATCCTTGAGAATCCCTGACATAACCCTCTGGTAAGTCTCCCGGCACAGTGTCTATTCCAAACTGAGTCTTGAGTTGATTCCGCATCTCTGTGGTATCAAGGCCAAGTTTGTCTGCGTCCATAATAAGGCCCGTGAGCCTTGCATCCTCGCCCTCAGTAAACCCCTGAGAGGGCTGGTTCTGAAACAGCTTGTACGCTTGCTCTACTTCCTGTTCTGGAGTGAGGCTCACAGCCTTTGGGCCACCACCCTTAAAGAACCCGAACTGGTCAAGAAAGGCTTTAAACAATGTACCTGCTGGGCCGCCGATGACACTGATGAGAGTGTTGAGTGCTGCGTTCTTTCGTCCAGAGGCATCATCTGCTGCCGCAAAGTTCATAATCCCACCAAGCGTACCAGGAATAGCTCTTTCTCCAATCGTGGAGGTTAAGGCTTCTGGGTTGAACAGGCTTGTTGCAACAGTATTAGCCCCAGCAGATAACAGTGGATTGCCAGTAGAGCTTTGATTAGACGTAAGGGGATTAGATAGGGGGTTCTGCTGGATAGCCTGATTGTATCTATTAATGGCTGCATTAGGATCAATCCCAAGGGCCAACGCAAGCTCTAATGGGTTGACCCCTGCCTGCTGCATTGCCTGAGATATATCAGCATCCGTAGCATTAGGATTAGCCTCAGACCATTGGGCGAATGCTTGAGCTAACTGATCTTGAGGAATAGCCATATTTTTACCCTACGATAAGAAAAGTGCTCGTTCTGCTTCGCGCCTACGTTCTAGCCCTCTAAGGACTACGCCGTTTGATTTGCGCCACTTTAAGAACTCGTCTGCCGCGCCCTCAAAGTCTCCACGATTATACTTCATTCGTAGGGTGCTGGCTTGGAGGTTGCCTAGCCCAACATTAAAACTAAAACTGACAATTGCGTCAAAATGGCTGTCGTTATCAGCAGCAGCAGGACATAGTCGAAGTACCCCAGCCTCAAATCTCTGTAAATCTTCCTGAAGAAGAGCGTCAATTTCGTCAGCATCCCACACCCTATTATGTTCCGGCTTGAGTGGATACGCAGGTCTTTCGTCGGCCTTGAGTCTAGCTTGTTCTGGGTACAGGACATGACCGTAACCAATCGTCCAGAGCTTGGCTGGGCATAAATACGGGGTGTTGTGACACCCCTCGAAAGCCTTTATCAGATCGCTCATTTCTTGTTGAAAGCCTGGCTGCCAAACCAGAAACTGATGATTGCCGCAAGGATGGCCATCTCATCGTCACTAAAGACCATGTCCATCGCGTCAGCAAATGCCACCCCAGTGCTGTAGGCGTACCAAATACCAGCAATGTCTACCACGATCAGAAGGCCAACAAAGAGGTACGTGACCATCGGTCTAACGCTGCTTCGCAGATTAATGACCCACTGAGATGCGCCCTCACCGATCTTCATGTCATGCTTGTACATGGCAACCTTTTCTTGGGCCTGTGTCTGCATGGCAACCTGTTCAGTCTGGAGAGCCACCTGAGCCGTCCGAATCTCCTCGACCTTGGCCTGGGCAATAAAGCCCTCTTTAGCTAAGGCAATCTCACGCTCCTGCTGGGCTGCCATCAAAGCAAGCTCATGCTTCTTGTCTGTGCGGTCTTGGAAGAAGTCGAGAACTTTAGGCAAGCCACCTGAAGCAAACCCCAGCAAACTTGATACTAGACTTAACATTTTATTACCTCAGATTTTCAATAATGCCAGCAACAAGCCAGAGAAAAGCCGCCAACAGGACAGCCATCGCAGCGACCGCCGCAACATTTAAAATAAAGTTTTTGATCTTGCGCCTTCGATTTTGTTCGGTAGTGCGTCGATTACTGCTGATTTTTGCCCGATCTCGAAGCATTTCTTTATACGCATCAACACCGTATCGGTAGACAATCAGCTCGCGCAGTTCGCGCTCCTGCTGCTCAATCTTCTTCCGGCGCATTAAATTCGCCATTGCTTCCTGCTCGACCGACCCGCTGTACAGCAGCTTTTTAAACAGAGGCGGGTCTTTGGCTTCTTCCTCCGCAGCTTTTACGTCAGCCGCAGCGCCAAACCATGTACCTAGCTGCCCGCCCATGTCCTCGATCTCACGCCCCATCTCAATGCCACGCTTGATGGCATTGTACGCAGATGTCGCAAGAGCGAAGGCTGAGACAGGATCAATCATTGCCGTCCCCGCCGTTGATTTTAGACCACGCCCCCAGCATCAGTATGCCAAGGACAAAGACGGTGCCAGCACGCGCGATGGTCTGCCAAATCGTCTTCTTGATCCCGCGCCAATCGGTAATCAACGAACGAAGATCACGCACATCCGTACCCGCTTCGTCGTCGTGGAGGCCAATCTCTTTCAGCGCGTGGCGAGTTTCTTCACGGACAATTGTGCGTAGCGTTTGCTCGTCAATATTCATCGCAGCTCCTAGAGGATTGAGATTATCGCAGACTCTAAATCAGCCGCAGTGGTCGAGGTTGTGAATACAAAGTTGATAGCACAGTCCCCGCTGTAGGGACCGTTGATCCATCTGAATTGCAGCAGGTCGCTGTCCATGTCCTGACCCGTGATCTCTGCCTGCGGGTGCGTAGCAGAGCCGGTGTCGAATATAAGCCCATTGGCGTTCGTCTGGACCGTAATACTGGGATCGGCAATGTAGGCATCGAGGCCAGCAATGACATCCGCCTCAGACGTTCCTATGGTCCACAGGAAAGGCACAACGTTTACTCCCATGTCTGGGAGTGTCGCTGTGATGGTGTCGAGAACAAAGTCCACCTGGTGAACCAATGCCTCTCCGGTTGATACTGTCAGTTGAATGGCTGGCATTTTAGGTCTCCAGAATTGTGTAGGTGATGACCCAAGCAATTGACATCGTTGCATCAGTATCAGGATCGACCGTGAGCTTGAGGTTTGTTCCGTCCGTCACTCTGTTTGCGAGAGTGAATGTCGTAGTGCCGGTAGCCAAGCCCGTTGTTATGGTCACGTATCGGTCAGTGTCAGAGCCGTCACCGATAATGATGTCGTGAGGAGTAGCACCAGACACTGTGCCAACAATTGACTCAATGTAAGCATTAGCAGGCAGGATCGCCTGATTCACGCCACCGATATACTGAAGCTCTTGAGTAGCAGCCCAAGTGTTAGTCCAGCGAACCTGTCGGCGCATAGACTGCGGAGTGCCGAGAATCGTCGCGCCTGAAGCGGGA